GGGCCGGGAGGCGATCGACACGATCCTCTCCTGGTTCCTCGACGCGCCGATCGGGCTCAAGGTGGCGATGATCGCGGGCGGAGCCTGGAATGCCGCCAGCTACAAGAAGTTCCTGGGCGAGCTCGACAGCCGCGGCCGGGGCAGCGGCAACGCTTGGAGCGTCGTGGCGCTCGAGGCCGACGCCAGCAAGGCGGGCGATCCCCTCGACGAGACGACCCGGGAGACGGCGCCTCGCTTCGCCCTGGAGGACGTGGCGTTTGTGCTCCCCAAGGAGCTGTACCAAGGCGACGACAGCTTGATCCGACAGGCCAGCAAGCAGATCGACGAGTGCTTCCGCCTCCCGCCGATCTACTGGGGCGGAAGCGAGGACTACAGCCGCGCCGCCGCCAACACCGCGCGCGCCGTGGCCGAGGAGCAGGTGTTCGTTCCCCTCCGAAAGTCCCGCTGGGCCGACCTCATCAACGGCCGGATCTTCCCCGCCCTCGGCATCAACCGCTGGGCCGTCCGCTTCCGGGGCGCCTCGACCTCGGACGACGCCGAGAAGCTCAACGGGATGAAGCCGCTGATCGACGGCGGCGGGGCCTCCCCGAACGCGCTGATCCGCCTCGCGAACGAGCTCACCGGCCAGTCGCAGGCGCTGATCGCGGAGCCGTGGGGCGAGCGCCCCCTCGCGCTGACGACCGCCCTCCTCGCGATGGGCGCCGATCCGAACGCGCCCCTCTCCGAGGTGGTGCAGGTCGCCGAAGCGAAGCGCGTCGAGGCCGCCGCCGTGGCTGCCGCCGCCGCTGAGGCCGCCGCCAACCCTCAGACGCCCCCTGACCAGGCCGAGGTCGCCGTCGCCGCCAAGGCCGCCGCCGAAGAAGCGGTTGGGATCGCCCTGGGCGTCATCCGCGAGGGCCGCGCGCTCGTCGCGAAGATGGAGGCCGCCGCCGAGGCCGCGCCGGAGGGCCGCGCGTGATCACGCCCGCCGGCCACCTGCACCGCGCCGCGACCCGGATCCTCACCCTGAAGGCCGAGACGCCCCCGGAGTACATCGCGATCAGTTCGTCGCTGTCGGCGCAGCTCTTCGACGACTTCAGCGAGGCCGCGACCGCGCCGATCCTTGCCGCCGCCGAACGCATCGCCCGCAACCCCGGCCGGGCGGAGGCCATCGTCGCCGACCTGGGCGCGCAGCTCCGGCGGCTGGGCGAGGAGCTACCCGCCGGCTCCCGCGAGGAGCTCGCCCGGGGCCTCGTCGGGGCCTACTCCCTCGGGGCCGACGAGATCGGGACGCAGTTGGAGATCAGCCTCGCGTTCGACCTCGTCGACCAGGACGCCGTCGCCGGCCTCCAGCGCGCCGGCCTGTTCTGGATCGGCGACGCCTACGGGTCCAGCGTCGAGGGTCCGCTCCTCACCGAGACGCGGAAGGTCCTCGACCTGGGCCTCGGGCGCGTCGAAGCCGGGAAGCGCCTGGAGGCGGTGTTCGCCGACCGGATCACCCGCTCGGAAACGTACTGGCAAGGCCTCGCCTCGACGACCGCGACCCGCGCCCGCTCCTTCGGCGCCCTGGAGAGCCTGAGCCGGGGCGAGGTGGTCGAATACGAGTACCTCAACCCGATGGACGAGCGGACGAGCGCCGTCTGCCGCGCCCTCGACGGCCGCGTCTTCACCGTCGAGGGATCGCTCGCCCTCCGCGATCGCCTGCTCACCGCCGAGACCCCCGAGGAGTGGAAGGAGATCAGCCCCTGGCCGCGCGAGGCCGACCTCTACGGGTCCGACGGCGAGGAGCTGAGCACCGCCGCCCTCCAGGCGCTGGGGATCGCCGTCCCGCCGCTGCACTTCCATTGCCGGTCGCAGATCATCGCGAGGTTCGTGTGAACCGCGTTCGCCTGTGGGTTGAGCCGTTCGCCGGCTCGCTTGCCGTGGGCCTCGGGCTCCTCGGTGGCGTCCCTCTCGTCGGGTGGATGGGCTCGAAAGCCCGCTATGCCGCTGGCATCAAGCGCATCCTCCGAGTGGACAGCGCCGAGGAGGTGTGGTGCGCCGACGTGAACGACTGGGCGCAGGTGTGGCGCGGGCTCGCGCGTCCCGGGGTGGCGGCTGACGCGGCGGACATCATCGAGGGCTACGAGGCGCAGGCGATGGCGCTCGGCGGGCGCCCGATGGACTACCGGGCGGTCTGGATGGCGCTGCGGGACGACTGGCGGCGCGAGGGGACGCCAGCGGACGGGCGCGGGGTGGCACGGTGGCTGGCACTTGTGAAGGGCTCGGCGGCTGGAAAGGGGCCGGACGCGGGGACCAAGTTCACCACGGACGCCGTGACCCGCATTCATTCGACGCGGAATCAGAGCATCCAGGACCGATTCGACGGAAACGCCACGACTACCCGGCGCCTTCGCGCGCTCCGGTCGCCGCTCCCCATTCGCGTCTGGGACGACGCCGCCGCCATCCCGACCCGCCGTGACGCCGTGGTGCTCGTCGACCCGCCATACGCCGGGCTCACCGGGTACGCCGGAAGTGATGGGCGCTCGCGGTCGCTGGCGGACGTGGTCGTCGAGAAGTGGCGCGCGGCGGGCGCGACAGTGGCGCTGTGCGAGGCAACGCCGACGCCCGGGGGCGTGGTGTACGACCTCAGCAGCCGAAAGGGTGCTCTCGCCACCGGAGGCGCGCGGCGGGCGGGCAAGAATGGCAAACTGACGCCTGAGTGGCTGACGGTGTTCGGGCGGCCGTCGGCCCATCCGTCGCTGTGGGACGCCCCGCGCGAGATGGAGAAGGCGTCATGATCAGCCCTGAGGAGTTCGGCGCGCTGCTGACACCGACGACCCTGGAGACGCCGGACGGCCCGGTCTGGCGCTCCCCGGACGGCCGGACGTGGCTCCTCTCCCCCGAGGTGGACGACCGCGCCCGCCAGATCGCCGCGACGCGCAACCTCGCCGCGCTCGTCGGGCTCCCCGCTCCCGCCTCCCGCCTCGCCCTCGTCGGGGGCCGCTACGTCGCCGCGGGCCGCCTGTGGGTCGCCTGGACGCCGTGGGCCGCGCGCCCGTGGGCCGTCGCAGGCGTCGCCGCAGGCCGCCCCGCCGATGACTGGCTCTCCGCGACCTGGCCCGACGAGGGGCTCCGCGCCCGCCCCGACGCGCCCGCCCTGGGCCTCGGGGCGCTGCGCCTCGCCCCCGGCTCCGCGCTGGGCCGCTCCCCGGTCGGCCCGGAGGACTGGCGAACGATCACCCGCCCGCGCGCCGTCGGAGAGGCCGTCACCGCGGCGCGGCTCGACGTCGCGGCTCGGGTAGCGGCGGTGTCGAGATCGGCCGTCCTGGAGGCGCTGGACGCTGCCGGCTACGCCCCGCCGGCCGCTTCCGATCTCGCGGATCTTCTCATGGTCCGCGCTGCCGAGATCGGGCGACTGTACGCCCCCGACGCCGCCTAGCGGGAGCGTTGCGCGCCGCGCGCTGCGTTCGCCCGGTTTGACGCCGCTTGACGCCGGTTCCACGGCGGGTCATCGCGGCGCAAGGGAGGTCGGAGCGTTGCCGGTCTTCGCGCGGGTCCGCAAGTCCGAACGGTCGATGAGCGAGGGCCTCATCTGGGTCGAGGTGTACCTCCCGTTCGACCCTGAGGCGTTCGCGAAGTTCTCGGCGCTGGAGGCCAAGCTCGGCAGCGCGGAGCTCGCCGCCGCGACCGCTCCCGACCTCGCCGACCGCGCCCTGACCCCGATCGACTCGCACGGGGAGGCGATGCTCGGCGAGGATGTCGCCCGGATGGCCCGGCGCTACCTCGCCGACTACCGCAAGGTGGACCAACGCCACGACCTGCAGCCGGTGCAGACGGTCCGCGTCGTCGAGAGCTTCGTCAACGGCCCCGAGGTCGCGAGCCCCAACTACTGGCCCGGGGCCTGGGTTGTCGTCCTCCAGGTCGATCCCGGGTCCGCCGAGTGGACCGCGATCGAGGACGGGACGTACAACGCCGTGAGCTTCTGGGGCAGCGTCACCAAGACGCCGGTTGTACCGGTGTTCCCCACGGAGCAAGCATGAAGCCTGAGAAGTTCGCGGCCCTCAAGGGCCCCGACGGCAAGCCCGTCGTTACGATCATGGGCGATCCCGACGTGTCGGTCGTCTCCCTCGTCCCTCGGGGCGCCAACGGGCGTCAGTTCGGCGTCGCAAAGGCGGAGCTCGCCGAGGGCCCCGACCTGAACGGCGGCGCGATGGGCGTCACCCCGGCCGAGGTCGGCATGATCCGCCGGTTCCTGTCGTTCTTCTCGGGCGGCACGGTGACGGACACCACCGCCAAGAGCGAGGGCGAGGCCGCCGTCTCGTTCTCCGAGGCGCTTGCCCCTCAGGTGTTCTGGGACCGCTGGTGGAACGTGACCAGCGCGCTGCGCGAGTCCGTCGAGTCGGTCATGGAAGACACCATGATCACGGACAAGCCGGCCGAGATCCGGAAGCGCTTCTCCGACGCGGCCAACTACCTCGTGTCGCAGCTTCCGGCGGCGAACCCGCTCGGCCTGGAGATGGTCGCCAAGGCGCACCGCGAGGCCGCCGACGATGGCGCCCGGGCGTTCGTCGAGAAGGCCGGGAAGGTGCTCAGCACCAAGAACAAAGCCGCCGTCACTTCGGCGATCGCGGCGCTCCAAGCGGTGCTCGACGCCGCCGAGACAAGCTCCACCACCGCCGCGAAAGCGGCCGACAACCAGGAGGACGAGCCTATGAAGCTCGACCAGAACGCAATCAACGCGGCGGTGACCGCCGGAGTAGTCGCCTACAAGGCGGCCAACCCGGGCGCGACCGACGCTCAACTCGTCAGCATCGCCGCGAAGTCCGCGGCCGAGATCGTCGCCAAGGCGTCGATGAGCCCCGACCAGCCGGCGCGCCCCACCGGGCAGCTCGAGGGCGAGATCGCCGACGCGGGCGCGGGCCTCCAGGCCGCGAGCCTCCAGGCGATGGTCGATCGCGCGATGGCGCCCCTGATGGCGACCGTCGCCAAGCAGGCGCAGGAGATCGCCGACCTCCGCTCGATCATCGTCGAGGGCGCCGTCGTCACCGATGACAAGGGCGTCGTCGCGAAGTCCGCCGACGGGGCCGAGATCCGCGCTCCGGGCTTGCTCGACACCCTCAGCAACGTGGGCAAGTCGATCGAGGGCCTCCGCAACCGCGTCTCCGCGATGGAGCGCGCCGTCCCCGCCGGCAACGCCGGCCGCATCGACCACAACCGCGACACCGCTGCCAAGTCGGACGACGCCGTCGCCGCGGAATTCCGCCGCATCATCGGGGGTGCCCAGTGAGCCGCTCCACCACGCAGATCCTGGCCGGCCTCAACGCCGTCAACATGGCGCTCGGCCTCCCCGGCGCCGCCTCCCTCCGCGAGGCCGCCGCGAAGTCGGATGACGTCGCGACCACGGGAAACCTCGCCTCCGGCCAGTTCATGAACCGGACCGCCGTGCACGGTCTGATCGTCGACGCGGCCGATGACTCCGGCTGGCTCGGCGCGACGTCGATGAAGTACGTCACCCAGAAGTCCGGTGAATTCACCGATATGACGATGGGCGACTGGCTCATGGAGCCGGCGGACGAGGGCGAGGCGCAGACCGCGTCGAACGTTCCGACGACCGCCTCGATCGAGTACGAGACGACGAAGTTCCACGGGACCGTGCTCTACACCCCCGAGGACCTCGAGGAGGCCGCAGCGTCCGGCGAGCCCGACTTCCTCGGCAAGCTCCGCAAGCTGATCGCGATCCGCCTGGGCAGCAACATCGCGCAACTCGCCATCAACGGCGACACCGACCTCGCCACCGGGGCGACCACCCGCGAGAATCGATTCCTGGGCAAGAAGAACGGCTGGCTCAAGCAGATCCGCGACTCGGGCAACGTCCTGTCCACGACCCGCGGCTCCGCCTACTCGATCGCGGCCTTCCAGAGCGCCTACGACAACCTCCCCGAGCGCTACCAGAACGATCCCAACCTCCGTTGGATGATCGCGCCGATGCTCGCGGCGAACGCGCAATACTCCTTCGCATCCGCCTGGGCCTCGGCCTCGCAGGTGGCGAACGACGCGCTCCTGACCCGCCAGCAGGCTCAGATCCTCGGGATCCAGCCGGTGCAGGTGCCCCAGATGTCGCGGACCCAGGGCTTTGCCACCCTGAACGGCTCCACCGTGGCCGCCGACGCCGTCACGAACCCCTCGGGGACGATCATCAAGCTGCGCGTCGACACCCTCCTCGGCGGCGCCGCGGCGGGCAACGCGGGCCGAAAGGTCAAGGTCACGCGCAACTCTACCGGGTTGTCGGAGACCCGCACGGTCACCTGGGACGGGACGAACAACTTCGTGTCGACCGTGGGCGCGCTCGGCCAGGGGTCGATCTCGACCACCGCGTCCGACTACACCCTCGACATCGCGGACTGCGCCAGCATCCTGCTCACGAACCCGCGCAACTTGGTCAACGTCATCGACGTGAGCCGGTTCCGGATGTTCAACAAGTTCGAGCAGGAAGCGGATAGGTACCGCCTGGACTTCTATATCCGCATGTGCCCCCTGGTCTACCGCCCCGAGGCGGCGTCGATCCAGGACGGCATCATCGTGTCGTCCACGTCCTTCGGGTCCTGACGCCCCAGGGCTCGCCCCCTTTGGGGCGGCCCGTTCACACTGTTTGGAGCTGGGAATGTTGTACCTCTTGACCTTCGTTGTCGTCGCCGCATCGGTCACCATCGACGGGGATCGCGTCCCCAAGGGGTCCGTGATCTCCCTCCGCTCCGACGACCCCAGGGCCGCCGCCTGGGAGGCTTCGCCGCGCTTCAAGCTGACCGGCCGCGAGCTCATCGGCTCCGTCTCCTCTGAGGCGACCGCCGCGGCCTCCGCGCACGGGATCGTCGACCGCCTCCTCGCCGCCCTGGGCGACGTCTCCGCCGCCGTGGGCGCGCTTGACGACGCCGGGCGGGCCGCGATGGGTCAGGTCTGGGAGGCTCGCCGCGCCGAGGTCATGGGCGCGTCGGACGTCTTCGAAGCCCTCGACGACCTGCTCCCCGAGCCGTCCGACGACGAGTTCGAAGCCCCGGTCGTCACCCTGGACGGCTCGCCGCTCGGCTCCGCCCCGGAGGCGCACGCCGTCTCCATCGACGATCCGCCGTTCGCCCCGCCCCCGGCCGACGACGACGGGTGGCTCGACGAGGAGCCCAAGGCCGAAGCCCCGGTCAGCCCCGCCGAGGACCGCGCCGCGCTCGATGCGCTCGTCGCCGACGACGAGGCCACCCTGAAGGCGATGCACGCCGCGATCGAGGGCCTGCTGATCGAGGTCCACCCCACCAAGAAGACACAGCGCGAGGCGATCGCCTCCTGGCTCGCCGCTCACCCGGGCTGACGCCCCCTCTCTGGAGACTCCATGCCGAATCTGGATACCGGGCTCAACGCCCTCTCCGTCGCCGAATCGCGGGGCACTCGCCGCGCGCTCGGCGGCCACCTCATGCTGTTCCTCGCCGCCGCGCTGTCCAGCACCTCCCTGAAGGTCGCGGCCGCGCCGGGCGAGGTTGTGATCGACCACCGCGTCGCGCAGCTCGCCTCTGCCGAGTCGATCACCGTCAACAGCGGCAACACCCTGGCCGACGGTTCCTCGATCTCCGCCACCCTCGTCGCCTACTGGGACGAGAGCGCGGGCAAGATCAAGCGCAAGATGGTGGAGGGCGCCGCCGCGACCACCGGCAGCCAGGCCGCCCCGACCGACGCCGCGATCGAGACTTCGTGCGGCACCGATGCGTTCGTGAAGCTCGGCACCGTGACGTTCGCCCGCTCCGGCTCGGCGATCTCTGTCAGCCTCGACCACACTGTCCGCCCCCAGGGCGTCTACTCGGATTCCGGCTGGCGCTCCTCGGGTGCCGACGAGGCCCCGGCGGGCGCGATCATCGGTGGCTCCGCGGTCGCCGCGCTCTACCGCCCCTGGGGCAAGATCACCCACACGGTGGACGCGGCCAACATCGCCGACGGGGACATTCTCACGAGCCTGCCGCTCCCCCGCATCTACGGGAAGATCGTGGGCTGGCGCGTCGTCACCGAGAAGGCGATCAGCACCGGCGCCAAGGGCACGACCCCGAACCTCGAGATCGGCACCACCAACGTCACCGGCTCTGACGGCGTGGCGATGGCGGGTACCTCGGCGCTCGGCACCGTCCTGGCCCTCGGCGCCCCGACCGCCGCGAACACCTTCAGCCCTGGCGACACGCTGTCCATCGAGGCCGCTTCGACCACGACTTACATCGAGGGTCGCTTCCGCTTTGAGATCGACATCGACGCCCGCGTCGACGAGTTCGCCGTCTGATTCGCCCTGGAGGGCCGCTTGCTGTTCCCTGCGTTCGACGCCTGGAAGTACTTCGGCACCGTGCAGGCGACTTCGCTGGCGGCCCTCCGTACCCGCATGGGTACGACCTATTCAAGCGTCTCTGACGCTGACACACTCGCGGCGTTGAAGCTCGCGGTCGCGTACCTCCACGGGTACACCGGCCGCGTGTTCCGTCCGGTCGCCGCGACGCTCGCCGTCGACGGCACCGGCGGGAACCGCCTTCCGCTGCCCCTCCCGATCGTCTCCGCTGGCCAGTACAGCGGGGGCGGCGTCACCGCGATCACCCTCCGCGCCGCGGACTCCGAGAGCGACGAGACGACGGTCGACCTCGACCTCGTGGAGATCAACGACGGGTGTTGCTGGGGCCCCGACGATCCCCGCCTCGACCCCGTGATCCGCTACCGGGGCGCCTCCGCCCGCTGGCCCGACGGGATCGGGAACGTCTCCGTGGTCGCTACCTGGGGCTACGTTGAGGCCGACGGGTCAACCCCCGAGCTCATCCTCGACTGCATCGCGCGCCTGTGCTGCCGAACGCTGATCCCGGTCGATGACGTCGCCTCGCAGGACGACGCCCGGGCCGCTCGCGTGCTTGAGGAGACGACCCAGGGCCGGCACTACAAGTTGTCCCCGCTGGCGATCTCGGGCGGCCTGACCGGCGATCGGGCTATCGATCAGACGCTGGCTCACTACCGGCGCCCTCCGGCGGTCTACGTCTCCCGCAGTCGCCGCGATCGCCGCTCGCCCTGGAGCATCTGATGCGCGTCCGCCTGTCCCCGTCCTCTCGCGCTCGCGAGGTCGCCGGCCTGCCCCTTCGCCCCGGCGTGTGGGCGCTCGTCCCCGAGGCGATCCGCCCCGCCGTGCGCGTGCTGGCCGCCCTCCTGGGCCCGGTCCTGACCGTGGACGACCCGCCGCCCGTCCTGCCCGCCCCGGCGCCTCAGGCGGCCACCGAGAGCCCGCGCCGGCGCCGCTCCCGGGAGGGCTGATGCGCCCGACGCTGATGGGCCGCGAGTGGGTGCGCATCGCCCCGATCGACCGGTCCGGGACGCAGGTGGACGCCCTCGGAGAGCCCGTGCGCCGGATCGCGCGCGACACCGCCGTCGAGATCCAGGGCCAGGTCAACGAGCAGGTGCGGAACGGCCGCCAGCCGGACGCCGCGGGCCCGGAGCTCCCGCTCGTCGCCGAGATCGCCCTCCGTGCTTCCGACGTCGCCGCCTCCGGGTGGACGCCCGCCGACGGGGATCGGATCACCGGGTTGAAGTCCATCGCCAGGGGCGCGACCTGGACGGACACCGTCGGGTGGTACGTCGTGCGGGTCCGCCGCTCGGGCAAGCTGGGCCTCGGCGCCGCCGCCTCGCGCGACCTGGTCATCCTCGACGTCGCCGACCGCCCGGGGCGCCGGGCCGCCGAGTCGCTGTGAGCGCCGGGTCGCGGCTGATCGGCGACTGGCGCGCCCTCATGCGCGCGCTCGACCCCGCTCGCGTGAAGGCCGCGATCCACAAGGAGGTGGCGAAGGCGAACGCCCGGATCGGGTTGAAGGGGCGCGCCCTCGTCGTGAAGTCGATCCGCGCCCGGGACTACGCCCCCAACTCGCCGATCACCATCGCGATCAAGGGCAGTTCGGCGCCGCTGGTGGACAAGGGCGATCTGATTCAGTCGATCACCTACTCCGTACCGGAGTGGTACCGCCTGCGGATCGGCGTTCTCAAGCAGACCCCCGCGCAACTCAACATCGCCCGGATCCTCCACGAAGGCGCCGTGATCGACGTGCGCAAGCACCCGAAGGTTCGCGCCGCCGTCATGGCCCAAGTGGCGAAGAAGCTGGGCGAGAAGCGCCGGGGCGCGTCGAAGAAGGTCACCACCGAGGCCGCCGCGCAGCTCGCCACCTCCCGCAGCCGCCCCGCCGGGCACTTGTGGGTCATCCCGGGCCGCCCCTTCCTCCGGAAGCCGCTCACCTCGGAGGCCATGAGGCGGATCGCTCGCGAGGAGTGGCGGATCGCGGTACGCCGGGCCCTGGGGGGCCGATGACCCGACAGCTCGACGAACGCGTGTGCGACCTGTGGCTCGACCCGGCCAGCTACCTGCTCCGCAACGGCTCGGAGTACGTCGACCGGTCGTCCACCGCTGTCGCCTGGGAGATCGGACAACCCGCAGCGGTCCAGGGCTGGGATCTGCCGGGCGACGAGCGCGCCCCCGCGCGTGCCGTCCTCGCCGCGCCCTACCCGGTGGACAGCACCCGCCGGTGGGTCCGCACGCCCCTCCTGCGGGCCGACGGGATGCGCTCGCTCGTCGCGGTGGAGCTGTTCGAGAGCAAGCCGACCGGGACGACGACCGCCTACCGGACGTGGGACGGGACGACCCTGCGGTACTGGACGGGCTCGGCCTGGGCGACCGCGACCACGGACAGCCATTGGTCGACGAAGGCTCAGATCGAGGCGAACCTCGCGACCCACCCCGTCACCGCCCGCCGGATCGCGTTCCTGTGCGCGCTGGCGACCACCGACGCCGACGTCACCCCGGCGTTCTACGGCGCCCGCGTGGCCTACGGCACCCGGAAGGGCAGCGCGGAGCGGGACATGCTGGCGACCCTCCGCGCCGCCCTGGCCGCCCTCAAGGCGTTCGGGGCCGTCGAGTGGGAGTGCCAGGGCAACCACCACGCGCAGGCCCTGAACCAGACCGAGACGTCCTACATCTGGACGGACGCGGACGCGGTGCTGCACCTCGACGACGAGGAGTCGGCGCACACCGGCACGTTCGTACCCGGCGTGGATGCGACCTGGACGCCGACCGCGCACGACCACCTGAATGGCCACATCCTGCGCTTTGAGGGCCGGTACAGCCTGCGGGTCGCGATCCACAACCACCGCGACGTCAGCGCGATCCAGGCGACGCCGACCGTCCTCCTGAGCCTCCAGGGCGACCCGGAAATCGGCCCGCCGGACGGGTACGCTCTCATCCGCGCGACGGCGGCCGACCCCGTGACGGCCCGCCGCTACGCGGGCGAGACGCGCCTCTCGACGACCCTGGGCGTCCGCATCATCGCCGAGCTGCAAGACGATCTCCGCGAGATCGCCACCGCCCTGCGCGCCTACCTCGGCCCGGCGCGGTATCGCTCCCTCGTCAGCCAGGAGACGGGGGCCGTGATCGACGTCCGCGAGATCAGCGCGTTTCGCACCGGGAACGAGGGCCTTTCGGCTGGCGTCCCCGAGTCGGCCGCGACGTGGCGCGTCAGCTACTCGGCCGGTCCGCTCTCCGTGTCCACCGTGGTCCTTTCCGGGGCCGCTTCTTTCTCTCTGGAGGAACCATGAGTATCCGTGTGTTCGGCGCCATTCGCGCCCCCGGATCCCAGGTCCGCGAGCAGCCGGCAGACCAGCCGCGCCGCCCCGGCACCCTGGGGACGTCCGTTCTCGTCGGGGCGTTCCGCTCCGGCCCGCTCGACGAGGCCGTGCGTTGCGCGACCTTCGGCGAGTTCAACCGCATCTTCGGCGGCATCACCCGCGAGTCGCAGGCGCCCCTGGCCGCTCAGCACTGGTTCGACCAGAGCCGGGGCGCCGGGGAGCTGTGGTGTGTCCGCGTCGCCGACGGGGATCAGGCCAAGGCCTCCCTCCCGGTCCGCTCCCGTGCGGCCGCCCGCTCCGTCGTCGAGATCAGCGCCGTGGCCCCCGCGCCCGTGATCGCGACCGTGAGCGCCGACAACGGCGGCCGTCGCGGCGGTCGTCGCGCCCGGGTCACCGGCGACGTGACGCTCTCCAGCGCGATCAGCGGCTCGACGATCGACCTCGCCTTCACCACGGTCAAGGACGCTTGGAAGGGCGCCTCGCTCACCTTCGTGAACGACAACGCCTCTTGGGTCGGGACCGTCGAGAGCAACACCACGGCCGGCGTGATGACCGTGACCGGCGGGTTCCCCTCGGGCCTCTCGGCTGGGACCGATGGCCGCTACGTCCTGTCCCTCGACAACGTCAACGAGATCAGCGGGGCGCGTGAGGCGCTGGCGCTGGAGATCCTCGACGCCCCGGCGGACTCCGAGCGCTTCGGCCTCGGGATCTGGCGCGACGGCGGCGCGGTGCGGGCCTACGACGGGCTCCACCTCGACGACGAAGACGGGTCCTACTGGTCGACGCAGCTCAGCCAGGACGCCAACAACTACGAGGTTCAGGTCGACGCCTCGGCGTTCTCCGGCGACCCCGCGGACGCCCTGAACCGCCCCGCCAACTGGGCCGGGATCGTGAAGCCGGGGACCACCGTCAGCAGCACGATCGAGCTTCTCACCGTCGGCTGGTCGCGCGCCGGCACGGGCAACCCGTACATCGACATCCTGAATGACGTGACCTGGGGATCCGCGCCCGCGCCCTGCACGATCACCCTCACGTTCACCAGCGCGACCGCGTTCGACGTCTCGGCCACCTTCGCCGATGGTGGCACCGCCCGGAACCTCCCGAGCGGCACCGTGGGCAGCGCGTACGCCTCGGCCAACGCCTACCTCCCAGGCTTCACCGTCCGGGCTGGCGGCACCGCGGCGGACGTCGACACCGTGATCACCTTCACCGTGCAGGCGCTCCCCTCCGGGCTCGCGAGCCGTCGCGGCTACCTCTACGCGGCCGCCGCGCCGTCGCAGGGGAACCAGCGGCTCAAGTACAGGATCACGGGCAACACCCACAAGACGGTCACCCTGGAGTCGTCCCCGGGCAGCGCGATCACCGTGGCGCAGGCGCCGACCTTCACCGGGAGCGTCGCCGGCACCTACGACCTCGCGTCCGGCACGAAGACGGTCATCCTGAACGTCGGCGGGCGCGGGAACATCACCCTCACCTCGTCGCTTTCGGGCGGGACGACCACCGCCGCCGCGCTCGCCGCCGACCTCAACGCGCAGGAGCTTTCCCGCGTGTCGAGCGTCGCCGCCGACAAGGTGGTGTCGTTCGCCGCGTCGTCCGACAACAAGATCACCGTGACCGCGCTTCAGGACTACGGGTCGGCCGCGACGATTGTTGTCGGGAACGGCGGCTTGAACGCCAAGCTCGGATTCACGAACGGCAACAGCTACGCCGGGACCGACGGCCAGATCCTGCGCCTCCAGTGGGTCCAGGAGCTCTCCGGCGGCGTCGACGGCTACGCCTCCCTGGCCGCCGCCGACTACGAGGCCGCCCTCGCCATCGGGCCGAGCGCCATCCTGTCGGCCCTCGACAGCCTGTCCACGGGTGCGATCGTGGCCGCCGTCCCCGGCGTCTCCACCGCCTCGGTCCAGCAGGCGCTGATCGCCTGGGCGGCCGCCAAGAACGCCCTCGCGGTGTGCGAGATCGACGATCTCACCACCACCGAAGCCGGCGCGATCGCGGAGCACTCCACCAACCTCGCGGTGGGTCCTGACCAAGACTACGCCGTGACGTTCTTCCCGTCCTACGTCAAGATCCGCGACCCGTTCGCGGTGAACGCGGCGCGGCCCGGAACCTACACCTGCTCCGCCTCCGGGCTCATCCTCGGCGCCCGCGCTCGCCAGGTGTCGGACGCCAACAGCCACGCGATCGCCTGGGCGCGCCTCCAGCTCGCCCCGACCGCGCTGGACCTCCCGACCGGGGATCGCACCTTGGACCTGGAGGAGCTCAACGGGTACGGCCTGATCGCGCTGCGCAAGCGGGGTCCTCAGATCGAAACCTGGGGCGACCGGATCGCGGGGTACGGCGGAACGGCGCCCTTCGCCCACAAGCGGATCGCGCTCTCCCACATCGGCCGCGAGCTGCTCACCGAGACCGAAAGCCTCGTGTTCCAGCCGTTGGGCGTGAGCCTGTTCGCTCAGGCCCGCCGCGTCGTCCGCGACCTGTTCCTGCCCTGGTACCGGGCGGGCTGGTTCGACGACGAGGCCGGATCGGCGTTTGAGGACCAGGTGTCGATCAAGGTCGACTCGTCCAACAACACGGCCAGCACCCGCGCCGCGGGAGAGCTGCACATCGAGATCCGCTTCGCGATCCGCGGGACCAGCGAGCGCGTCGTCTTCACCGTCAACCCGGGCGGCGTGTCCGCCTCCAGTGAGGCCGCATGAGCAACATCAAGGGTCAGGTACTGGCGGGCGCCGCCCCGCGATCCAAGTTCCGCGTTTCGATTCTCGGGCTTCCGCCGTTCTACGCGACGAAGTTCACGGGGCTTGAGAGCGAGCTGGAGACCGTCGAGCTTGCCGATCGCACCATGCAGTCGGCGGGCAACACGAAGGCTTCGACCGCCGACGTCGCGGGCTACGTCCACCACGCCATCGAGGCCGCGGCCTGGGATGCCTGGTGGGTCCAGAGTCAGGCGGGCGCCCCCGGGTACAAGCGCGGCGCCGTCGTCGAGGTCCTCGGGCCGTCCGACGTCCCGGTCGCGATCTACGCCCTCGCCGGCGTCTTCCCGACCAAGTGGTCGTTGGGCGACCTCGACAAGACGTCCACCGAGGCGACCGAGATCACCTACTCCCTGGCGTCGACAGCGTGATCAAGACGTTCTGAGCGCGCCCGTTCGCTCCACGCCCCGGCGGCCTCGCGGCTCCCGGGGCTTTTTCGTCTCTGGCGGGGTAGGCCGTCCCCAGCGGGCGCCTGTAGTCGCCGACATCCCAGCCTCCGGCTGCCGGTTGCCCGCCCTGGAGGTTGGGAATGGACAACGAGATCACCCCGGGCGAGGCCCGGCTTTCCGAGACGCCGACAACCGCGGTCCAGATCCGCGATCTCACCATGACCCCCGCGACCCGGATCGCGTTCTCCTGGCGCCGCCGCAACTTGGGGCTCCACAAGGCGATCGGAGAGGCGAAGTCCGGCGACGCCCGCGGCCTCGTTCAGCGCCTCGCCGCAGCCCTGCTGACCTGGCGGGGCGCCCCGGTCGCCGACGACGCCCGCCGCGCCATCGCCGGGGAGCTGCTCGGCCTCCCCTCGGGCGACGTCGAGGTGCTGACCGTCTCGTTGTTGGCCCACCTCAACCCCGACGGGATCCAGGTCGCGCACACCTGCCCCGCGTGCCGCCGCGGCTCGACGCCCACCTACGACATCAGCGCCGCCGAAGTCGCCGTCTGGACGGGCGCCGGGGAGCCTCCTGGGGCGCTCTACGCCCTCCGGGCGCCCCTCCCCCTGGGCCCGGCCACCGTCCGCGTCCTGACCCTCGCTCCGCCCTCCCACGGGGGCCTCTACGCCCACCACCGCCCGGGCTCCGTGAACACCGCGCAGCTTCTGGCCGACGCGATCGAGTCCGCCGTCGTGGGGACCGACGACGCGCGGATCGGGCGGCTGTCCTCGGCGGCAGTCGACGAGATGGACGACCGCGACGCGGCGGCGATCGACCGGGCCCTCCAGGCGATCACCCTGACCGTGCAGGGCAACGCGGAGACGACGTGTCCGGCCTGTGGACATTCCGCGTCCATCCCGTTGCGCGCGTTGTCCGGTGTTTTCTGATGCCGTCCGGGAGGCCGGGATCAGCGGCGCCGACTGGATCCGCTGGTTCGCCCGGGCGGCGGAGGCCTGCGGCGGGCTTGGCGGGCCCGCCGGGTTCGACGCGCTGAACATCGACGAGGTGCGGGGCCTGTTCGACGAGCTCGGCGTGATCTCCGAGGAGCGGGCGCGGGCGATCAGTAGGGGACGATGAACGGCTCGAAGGGCTTGTCGGCGCGGACGTAGAGCGGGTGCCGTGGGGCGCCGTCCTTGGTCCTGCCGAGGCACACCAGCGGCACCCGGACGCGGGCGCACAGGTCGGTCAGCGCGGGCACGGCGAGGGCGGGGCGGTCCCAGCGGAGCGCGCCCCAGCACGCGACGACGGCCTGAGGCCGCTGGTCGCACACCTGATCGCGGATCTCCAGCCAATCCGTCTCCCAGCACCGCTTGTCGGTCGCCGCGAGCATCGCCGCCGGGTCGGTCGCGCGGAAGGTCGACAGGTTGAGCACCATCATCCCGCCCGCGCCCTCGCGCCGCGAGAAGCCGACCATCCGGCGGATCGTCGGGTCGTCCTCGCTGGCGTCCGCGGTGGACGGGTTCATCCCGATCCAGAGGATCCGCACCGGGCCGTGTGCCCAATCGCGGGTCAGCCAGAGGCGGTGCTGCTGGTCGGCGGTGAGGTAGGCGCCCCGGGTCACGGCTCGCCCCGCCGGCCAAGCAGCGTCTCCACCAACTCCAGAAGCGCCACCATCGACGCGTCGGACTCGACGCCGAGGATGCGGCACAGCATCGCCCGATCGGCACCGCTCGCGGCCTCCAGCATGGCGACCCGGGCCAGCGCGGCGTCGCGCTCGCCGGTGAGGCGCTGAACCTCGCTCTCCGGGTTGGCGACCTCATCGCCCAGCCACTGGAAGTTCTTGTTCGTGACCAACGGAAGCCCCTGGCGGCGCACGAACAGCCGTTCGCCATGGCGCACGACTTCGACGCGTCGGGCCAGCTTCGATCCGTGCTCAAAGCACCAGAACCACCCCGGCTCTTTCGGGAGTAACCGCTCACCCATGCCGCACCTCCATCCTCACCACCGACCAGCCCCCACCGAGCGACCACCGCCCGGCCGGATCCCTGTCCACCGCCGCCTGAGCGGCCTTCTCCTGCTCCGCCAGACGGGCCGCCTCAGCCTCCAGGCTCGCGCTCGCGAGGGTCAGCTGCGGGCCGTCCACGGGCGCCTCTACCACGCGCTCCCGCG